GGTCGCCGGCCCTGCGCCACGAGACGGTTGGTGACCGTGGCCCACGCCTCGTCGAGGTAGTCCTGATAGCTCGTCGTGCCCGTGGCGAGCAGCGACGGCAGGTCCGAATGGCGCCGGAAGAGGTCCGCGTCCGTGACCACCGGGTAGAGCGTGCGGCGCACGAGGGCGCCGTCCTGACGGAACACGTTCTGCACCGTCGCCGTCATTTGGAGGCTCCACTCAATGAGCCATCCCTCTTCGAGTGCGAGCGACGTGGTGGCGGTCCCCAGGAGCGCGTAGGTCGCCACGCTCCCGGTGATCGTCACAGCCGCGGCGTTGACGACCACGGTCCCGTCTGCACGGTAGATCGTGATCGTCCCGGAGAGCGGCGCCACGAGGGCGCCCGCCCGGAAGATGGGGCACGTGAGGTCTTGGTTACGGCCACGCTCGATCGTCTCGCCCGAGCGGAACCGTGCCGTGAACAGCGTCTCGCTGATGCTCATCGTGCCCCCCTCGCCGTCACTTATCGCGTTCGCGGCGGTCGGCCTTCTGCGCTCGCTCGCGTGCGATCTGCTCGGCGCGCTGCGTCGGCATCCCGCCCTCGACGAGGCGGCGCGTCATGGCGTCCTTCGCCGCTGCGATGTCCTTACGCTCGCTCACGCCTTCGTCCTCTTGGCGGGAGTATACATGCGGTCGGTCGCCGCGCGCATCTCATCGAGGCGCTTCTGCTCGACCGGCAACGCGAGGGCGCTACCCGGATGCGTGGGCGCACGCGTCTGATGCTCGGTCACTCGGCGCTCCTGACGCTCGACCAACACGTGGATGAAGTCGGGGTCCGGCACCTTGATGATGCCGTCCGCGACGAGGCGCCGAAGGAACGCCCGGTAGCCTTCGGTGTCGACCGTCATGCGGGTCTGACCCGCGACGAGCTTGGGCTTCTCCCACTTCGACAAGAACACGGGACCATTCGCCCCCGCATACTGCACACAGTAGCCACCCGGCTCGACCTCCCACGGGACAACCGTCATACCCTTCTTGCCCAGGTGGACCTCGGCGAGCGCCGTGTCGCCGTTCTTGTCGACCCTGTTCAGACCCGGGATCGCGACCATCTGCCCGAGGTCGGGGAGCCACTCGCCCTCGACGCACTGCCAGTGCCCCGGATGGTGCGTGTACCACCACGCCGCGTTGCTCGGCATGTTGAGCATGGTCGCCATGCCCTGCGGGCGAGAGGCGGGTTGAGCGGCGAAAGCGCCGCCATCGGATGCCGTGAAGTTCGCAGCCATTGAGTCTCCCTTACGCACGAAGGCGTGCCCGTACCATAAGCACGGACACGCCCCGACGCTAGGCGGCAGCGCCTAGCAGGCCATCACAGGTCGCTGACGATGCCAACGCCCTTGAGATCCTGCAGCTCGGCGACGCCGAGGAACGAGGACCCGACGACCTTGGTCAGACCCGAGGCAGCGTCACGCTCCCACTCGACGGCCACGGGGGCGCCGGCCGGGATGATCACGCCGCCCGCCGCCTGGATGGGCGCCGGGGTGCCGAGGGCGTAGGCGATCGCGCCGCCACCGAGCATCATGCCGCGGTAGTCCGCGCCCGCGTTGGCAGTCGGGACGTAGGACGACACGTGCACGTTGACGCCGAAGAGCTTGCCCTTGTAGGACGCGCCGAGAGCGGAGGTCTGCTCCTGATTGGCGGCGATGTACTGCGCCGGCCCCACTTCCACCCGGAGGCTGGACATGAGATCGTTGTACTGCTGCGGGTGCAAGATCACGTCATACTCGCCCATGACGCTCTGCAGCTGCAGCGCGAAGATGGCGTCGTAGAACGTGTCCGTGGTGAGGTCCACAGTCGTCGTCCCAACCTGCGTCGAAAAGCCGCTGGAGAGCGCACACGCGAGTTGGTTGAAGCGACCGTTGAACGCCGTCACCATCGCGTTGGTGAGGCCCTCGAGGTCCACGCCGCCCGGGACGGAGTTGCTGATGCGGGCGAGGTCGGTGAGGTCGTAGCGCAGCGCCTGACGCGCCACCACGACCGTCGCGGCCGCGGAGGTAATCGAGGTGTTCGACACGCTCACGCCGTCGCCGGGGGCGCTCATGATGTCGGTCCCGTTGAGGCCGACCACGGGCACCTGGATGCTGTCGCTGCCGGTGCCGTTGACGGAGCCGACGTTGAGGAAGCAGGGGGCGTTGCGGAGGCTACCGGTGTCGGCGAGCTTCATGACGATGGACTGGTACAGGACCGCGGCTACGCGGGCGTTGCCGTCGAGGGCGGCGAAGTCGATGTTGGCCACGTTGGCCTCCTAAGTAGGTTCGAGTTTGCCGCGCCTATCGCTGTTGACGGGAGTTCGGCCCGAGCGCGTGGGAGTGTCCTCCCACGGCTACCTTACGCCGCTCTGTGACAGACTGTCAAGGCGTGCGGATCGCCGCCTGAATCGCGGCCGAGTTCGCTTTGTACTCAGCCGGCGTCAAACGCATGATCGCCTCTGGCGTCCACGTCGTCGTCGCCGGGGGCGTCTGCGTCACGGTCCCGGCGTTGCTCTTCGGGAGCGGTGCCCCCACGGCGGGAGCGGCTGCGGGAGCCGGGGCCTCGGGCAGGTACGCGCGCACCGCCTTCGGTAGGCTGTCCTTGTTGCCGAGCCACTCCGCGAGCGGGGGGCGCCCCTCGCTCGGCAGGCGCGAGTACGCGTGCTGGACGTACTCCATTCCTTCGGAGTCGGTGATCCCCGCGGCCGAGATCTCCCGCTCAATGCGGAGCGCCTCGCGCTCAGCCTTGCTCGCGGCCTTCACCTCGTCGACCTGTGCCCTGTACTTCTCGGCGCTCTCGGCCAGCGGCGTCAACTCGCCGACGCGGCCCTCGAGCTCCTTCACGCGGGCGACGAGCTGCCGGATGCGCGCTGCCGCGCCGCCGTCGCTACCCTCGGTCGTGGTCGTGGTCGTGGTCCCTTCTTCCGTCATTCTTCCTCCTCGCGTGCGGCTTGCACGCGCTCCCATACCGTTAGCTGTCGTCGTGACCATGCCCTGCCGGGCGCACCGCCCCACAGGTCCCACGCGATCCGGCCGGCGCTCGGATAGTCCGGATGCCCTGGCTTCGCGGCTGGCGCCTCGAGGTCCACCGCGTGGCGCGTGAAGTAGTTGACCATGCGCTTGATCGTGTCGATGCTGACCACGTCGCGGTCGGCCAGCTGCGACGCACGGCGCGCACCGACGAGCGTCCCACCTCGCCCGTACTTCTCGCGGTTCGCAAGGCCGCGCTTTGCTACCGCCGCCACCTCGACAGGCGCGCGGAGCTCGAAGCCCATGGCACGTTCGTCGCGGAGGAAGCGGCGATAGACCGCCGGGGCCTCGCGCTTCAGATAGTCGCGCTGGCGATCAGAGAGGAACGGCATCAGGTCGCAACCTCGGCCTCGTCCTCTTCTTCGTCAAGCTCGGCCTCGGCCTCGACCTTCGGGCCGAGCCCCAGATAGCCGCGAGCCTCGCGGAGACTCTCGATCACCGCGGCGATCACCTGGGCATTGGCGCCGTCGAGGTCGAGAGCGGCGAGGGCCTCCTCGGCTGCGTCGAGCTCCTCGCCGACCTCGGACATAGCCTCCGCGTGTGCGGGGGATACGTCGGGTGCGGCCGTCGCCGGTCGTACCTCCAAGTCTCCTTCTTCCGCGGCCGGCGACGCGCTTACCATCCGAGACTCGGCCATCTTCGCCGCGGCGATCTGCTCGAGACGCACGACGGCGTCCTCGTGGGTCAGCGAGCCGAAGAGCCGCAGCGCCTCGACCTTGTCCATGAGGCCGGCCTCCATCATCTCCATGGCGTGTGCGCGCCTGCTGGCGAGCTCCTCGGGCGAGAGAGGGATCTCGCGATAGTGCACCGAATACCCGCCCTCGGGGAACTGCGTGCCCACGGCCCGGTTGTAGAGCGTCGCCGAGATGGAGACGAGGCGCTCGTCCGCGTCGCGGAACTGCATGACGTACTTGCGCTGAGCCGTGCGCTTCCCGTCCTGAGAGAGCGAGATGGCGTAGCCGCTCTTCGCGCTGCCGCTCGTGCGCTGCAGGTCGGTCGGCGCGAGGCCCGCGTCGGTGGCGAGTCGGTGCGCGATCGCCGCGATCGTCGCCTCGATCTTCTCTACGTCGGCGCCTGCCACGAACTGCCCGACCTGCGGCTGCTGCTCCATGGCCGCGTCGAGCATGAGGATGGTCGTCGGGTCGGTCACGACCTCGACCCGCTGCCCACGCGACCCGCCGTCGACCATGTCCGATCCGGCGATACGCACGCCGATCGCGTACCGCTGGGGAAACGATGCGTCGCGAAGCGTGTGCGCGAGGAAGCTGTAATATACGGCGAGGTTGAGACTGCCCTCGTAGAGCTCAACGCCGTTGAACGCGTCGAAGAGGCGATCCCCGTAAAGGCTCGCGTGGTAGAGCACGACCGGCAAGATCGGCGTCCCATCGGCGCGACGGTAGGGGTACGCGTCACCGGAGTACGTGCCGCCGAGGACCTCGAGGGTCACGTCCTCGCCCATGCCCGTGTCCTTCGCGAGGCGCACCGTGTAGGACGGGTTCGCCGGGTCGCGGATGTCGAGCACGTCCCACACCCACACCGCCTCGCCGCGGTGATGACGGAGCCGGATCTCGGCGTAGGCCAGCGGCGTCGTCGGCCGGCTAGGGTCGGCCTCGGCGATCGTCATATCGGGGGACACCGGGCGATAGATCAGACGGCCGTCCTCGACATCGATCCGCATCCACATCTCGCG